TTCAACAAGCTTTTCCAACTCCGACCATGGCGACACCCCGGCGGACACAGAGCAAATGTGGGGCGAACTTTTGGAACTCTACGACGCTTGCAACGCGGCGCTGATTGCGTCCGGAATCGCCACGCCCACGGACGAGCAAAGAAAAACCGAAATGGTTGACCGGCTGCGGGCGGTTCGTGAGTTCACCGGAAATTACACGGGGATTAGGACGTAAATCAAAAGGACAAAAATATGCACTACAGAAACGGACGAGAAGCCAAGAATGGCGACAAGATTGTAAAGCTCAGTATGGATGACCAAGGGCGTGTAGTTGCCTTTGGCGTGCTTCACAGCGCAACCGCCGGCAACGACTATTGCAATGGCAGCATTGCGACCATTCAGTCGAGCACGGAGGGGGCGTGCATGTGTGACTGCCTCCACATTGAAGACCTTGCCGCAATATTGGCCGAGAAGGGGCTTCATAAGCGCCCGGTTGGAAAGTGAGTGTTCTCATAACAAAATGCAAATGCGGCGCGACCATTGGGAACTGTCGCGTTCTGGACGGTTTGCCCGGTCGGCATGTCGAAATAAGCGCCAAGCATTTTTGCCCCGACTGCGATAGCGGCAAGCGTCGGGCTCTTTCACTTGGAAAGGTCACGAACACGCACCGCAACCACAGGCGCAAAAGCACGCTCTTTCAAGAACTCACCAGCGGCGGGGGTTACGGGTGAAATTCCTCAAAGCCATAGTCGCGTCCGTCGCCATTTGGATTCTGAACCGATTCGAAGGCGCAACCTATTCGACCTCGCGCAGCCACATTTCGCACGCCGTTCAGTCCGCACGCTTCGAGATTAACGCGGGCTCTCGAATGGAGATCGTCCGTCGTTCGCAATACTTCGAAGAGAACAACGACTTGATGAACCGTTGGGCCGACCTGTTCGAATGCTACACCGTCGGCCGCGGCCTCGAACTCACGCCGTCGAGCACTACGCCCGAATGGAACAAGAAAGCGAAAGCATGGCTCGATACCTGGGCGCAGTATTGCGACATTTCGAGCCTTCAATCCTTCGGCTGTCTTCAAGGTCTCATGGCCCGCAAGTGGTTCGTTGACGGTGAAATTTTTATTGCCCTCGTCAACGGCGAATCGTACTTGGCGCGCCTTCAGCTTATCGAAACTCACCTCGTCGCAACGCCGCCGCATCTGAAGGACCAGGAAGGCAAGACCGTCATTGACGGCGTACAGCTCGACGCGCGCGGCCGCCCGATCGGCTACTACATCGCCGAAGAGGACGCCAAGGGAACGAAGACTTGGGGCCAGCCAAAACCCGCCAGCCTCGTCATTCACCTTTTCGAGCCCACGCGCCCCGGTCAATATCGCGGCCTCCCGTTCTGCTATCCGGTCATCAACATTTTGCATGCCCTCGACGACCTTCTGATTCTCGAAATGAAGCGCGCGAAAGACGCCGCCGAAATTTCGAACGTCTACAAAACCAAAACGGGCGAAGCGCCAAATGACATCTCGCTTATCAAAGCGGCGCTCGGTCAGCCCGTGACAATCAGCACTGGCGCGACGATCACCGAGACCAAAAACGACTATTACAAAAACGCCCTTGGCGGACGGTCGGTCGTCCTGCAGCGAGACGACGACGTTGCGCAGTTCAAAAACGAAAACCCGTCCGTAGCCACGCGCGAATTTTGGAAACTTCTCATGGAACGCGCATGCGCGGGCGTCGGCATCCCGTATTGCCTCTGCTATCCGGAATCTATGCAGGGCACGGTTTACCGCGGCGCGCTCGACATGGCTGCAATGTGGTTCGCCGTTCGTTCCGAGGTCATCCAATACGCCTTGCGCCGCATTTACCAAACGCACGTCATGCGGTGGGCGGTTCAGAATGTTCCCGAACTTCGCAATGGCGCGCCCAAGGACTGGTACGCCGTCAGCATTCGAGCGCCGCGCGCGCCGAACGTTGACGTGGGGCGAAATTCCGCGGCAATGCTGGCCGAGCTGGCGGTCGGCGCAACGAACTTCGAGCGCATCTACGCGCCGCTTGGCCTCGATTGGCGGGAAGAACTCCGAAAGCTCAAAGAGGAACTCGACTACATGAAGGACGAAGGACTCCTCAACCTATTGGGCGAACTCGCCAAAGCGAAGAACCCGCCTACGGAAACGAAAGCCGAAGGTTCACCCAATGGCGCTTACAACCGACTGATAGCCGCATAGAAAATTATGTATCACGACAATTTCAGCCAATCGACGGACTTCTACCGGCTTTCCGCGCGCGTGAATCTGTCAGGCACGACCGCAGTTCCGCTGTTTTCTTTCCGATGGTCGAGCACGTCGCACTTGGCGCTTCTGCACAGTCTGCGCATCCGCTGGCAGACCGGTACAGCGTTTACCGCAGCGCAAGCCCTCGTTGCCCGTGCATTCAAAGGTACGGTCTTCACGGGATCACACACGGGCGGCACGGCCATTACCCCCGTGAAGAAAGAAAGCCGAATGGCGGCTTCGCGCGTGACCGATTGCCGCATTGGCGCACTTGGCGGGGGAACTGTCACAAGGGATTCGCAGGAATTTGGCGGCCTCTGGATGTGGTCGCAATACGGAGCGGCGCCGAACGTCATTGGCTTCGAAACCCTCATCCTTCCAGACCAAGGCTCAAGAATCATTATCGGCATGGCTCAAGACGAGGGCTTTGTAATCGACAACATTCTCACCCTCGGCGCCGGCGGCACTGCTGACTTCATCGTTGAATGCGATTGGGCGGAGATCCCCAAATAATATGATATCACACTTTTCTGACATCAATTCTGACTCGCCGTTGGCGAACCTGACGGCCGTCACCGCGACCAGTGAAACCGGCCTTTGGGCAGTCTCGACATTCACGCCAATCAATCCCAGCGAGGCGCGCGCCGGCAAGGCGTGGAAGCTCACTGCGGGCGGCATAATGTCGTTCAACTCGACGGGCAATCTGATTATCACGCCACGAATCGGAACGACGACCGGCGGCGCAACCCTCGGCCCGAACGTCGTAGCCGTGACGACACCAGGCGCGACGACCGCGCATCCGTGGATTCTGGAATTCAACCTCACCTGCCGAACCATCGCGCCGGCCGGCAATAACTCAACCTTCATCGGAACCGGTTCGTTTATCACGGGCACGCCAGGCGCGGCTGGCGATGCGGTCGCGGTTTGCTTCGGCGGAACAGTGGCCTCGGCGGACTCCACGGTAGCGCAAGGGTTGTTCATCGGTTGGACCCTCTCCGTCGCGGGCACGATCACCCCGCAATACATCCATTGGCAGGCTTTGAATTGATTATGCCCAAATGGCTACAAGTAATTAACAAGGCGGCCGAGAAGGTCACGGAACTTCGCATTTACGACCAGATCGGCGAAGACTGGTTTGGCAATCCGGGGATTGAAGCCGACGCCTTTGCCGCCGAACTGGACGCGATTCCGAAGGACCATGAAATTATTGTGGCAATCAATTCCCCCGGCGGCAACGTGTGGGACGGCCTCGCAATCTATAACCAGCTTTTGGCGATAAGGAACCGCGTCACCATTCGCATTGACGGTATTGCCGCGTCAATCGCTTCAGTCATCGCACTTGCGGGCAAAGAATTGCAGATGCCAGAAGCCGCGATGCTAATGGTTCACGACCCGTCCGCGTTCATCGGCGGAGCGACAGCGGATGAATGTCGGGCCATTGCGAACAAGCTGGACAAGCACGCCAACGAACTTGCCGCGGTCTATTCGAGAAAGACGAAACGACCGACCGAACAAATGCGCCTGCTCATGCGCGCCGTCACCTACATGAACGGCCATGAGGCAAAGGCCATGGGATTTGCGGACACCGTGACGGAACCCGTCAAGCTGGCCGCTTTCGCGTCACATCTTCAGATGTTGGCGCGACTTCACGAAAAACCCGCCATCCAAAGTGGCGACAAAACCACCGATAAAGAAATGAAACCAAAACTAATTGCCTTACTGGCAAAACTGGGTGTCAAGGTGGCGGATGACGCCACTGAGGATCAGCTATTCGCTGAACTTCAAACCGCCCTCGACAAGAAACCATCGGCCGAACTCATGGCCAGCATCGCCACGGATTTGACCGCGGTGCTCACCGAGATCAAGGCGGCTGCGAAGAAGTCCAAAGACGCGCCCGCAGCGGATGACGACAAGGGGACCGACCTCAAGGCGGTTCTCGCGAAACTCGACGCGAACGAAAAGAAGCTTGAAGCCGAGCGCGTTCGCCGTGTGACGGGCGAAGTCAAAGCAATCATCGCCGAGCGTCCGCACCTCGAAGAAGCCGACTGGCTGCCGCGCGCGATCGCCGACGAAACCATTCTGGCGACCATGCGCAAGATTCCCGTCCTGCCCGCTGGCCTCGAACCCATTCGGGCCGGTGCGTCGGACCTCGGCAACAGCGTGATTGAGAACTACCGGAAGATGAAGCCGGGCAAGGAGCGGGAACAGTTCCGCATTTCCAATCATACCGAACTTGTGGCGCTGAATGACCGCTGCCCGCGTCCAGGGATGCAGCCTCGCGCCGCCAATACCCTCGCCTCTGCGCTGGTGACGGATTACCTGTCCGACGCCCTTGTGGTGGTCGTGTGGAATCGCCTCTCTTCACTGCGGGCGTACTCCCGTGACTTCGGCGTTGACCCGCTGAAGCCGCGCGCGACGGTCCAGGTGCGCAAGGCAACCACGGGCTCGGCTGCGCAGACCAACCCGACCAACTTCGAGACCGGCGACAGCACGCTCGCCGCAATCGCGGTTGCTGTGTCGCAAATCAGCAAGTCGTTTCAAATCACGAACGACGAACGCAACAAGGGGCACCAACTGGCGCACCTCGCGCAGATCAACGCCCTTCTGTTCGCCGATGCGATCAGCGACATCGTGACGGCCCTCATGATCGCGGCAAACTATGGTACCGCGACGACCATTGGCGCGGCCTCCGCGTTCTCCACCTCGGGCCTGCCCGCAATCTTCGCCCTCGCGAAGAATTACTTGCAGCGCAACCTGATCCTCGACGGCGACTACATCGCGCGCCTCATCCCGGCCGACAAAACCAAGTTTGACGTAAACGTTGGCGGGCCTTTCAGCACGTTCGACGGGCTGTACATGAACAACAAATGGACCGGCGGCGTTGCGAACCTCGTCGGCTTCGTTTGCGACCCGCGCGCAATCGCGGTTGCCTCGGGCCTGCCGAACAGCGGACCCCCCGGCGAATACATCGCGCAAGGCACGACCACGAGCGACGACCTCGGCTTGACCGTTCAAACCAATGAATGGTTCTCGCGTGGCGGTCGCGTGAATTGGGCGTCCTTTGATGTGATGTTCGGCGCGGCTGTCGGCGACGGCACCGCTGCTGAAAACCTCGTGAGCGCCTAAGCCTTAACCGGTATGAGAGCAATCACGCTGGGCAAAAATTCTAAGGGGGAATGGGCGCTAATCCATTCCCCCGACGTTCCCATTGGGGAACAGTTGGCCTCGTTCGACGAATCGAACCTCAAGGCGCTTCCCAAGGGCGTGACTGAGGTTTGGTTCGGTCTGGTCGAGGATCCGTCCATTCGCCGAACCCTCGGCCCGAAAGGCGGACAGATTGAACAGGACGCAGCCAGGAAACGCGCTGAAGAAAAGGCCGCGATTCAAAAGCGCCTCGACGAAGCGAACGTCGTTAAGCTTGCCGCGGTCGATCCCAAGGCCGCCGCTGCCGAAATCGACCGGCTGAAGGCCAAGGCGAACCCCGCCAAGGCCAGGAAAGAACCTGAACCCGCCACGAAATGACCCAGGCAGAAGCAATGCTCTCGGCTGGCTTTGAGTCGCATCTTGCGATCCACGGCGAGTCCGCGTCCTTCACCCCTGCCGGGGGCATTGCTTCGACTATTCTCGTCATCTTCGACGAGGCCGCCGAAGTGGCGGACCCTGAAAGCGGCATTCTGACTACGCGCCCGCAAGCACGAGTGCGCTCGTCCGACGTGCCTTTGCCGAATGACGGCCGCCTCGACGTACGCGGGATCACCTACAACGTGCTTTTAGCGCGCGAGGACGGCTTAGGCAACACCTACATGACGCTTTCGCGGAACAAGCAAGTTCCGCTTGCGCCGTGTCAGTTGTCCGTTGAAATCGTCGGGGGCAACGCGGTTCTGACATGGGTCCGCAGCGCGACGAATAACACGGGCGTAGAGGTCTGGTCGGCTGTCGAAATTGGTAGCGGGTTTACGAGAATTGCAACCCTTGCGGCCGACGTTCAGACGTACGCGGACTCGGGCGTCACGCGGCTTTACAAAGTCCGCAACACCAACAAATCCGGCCCGTCGGCGTTCTCCTACATCTTTAATACGATGTTGGGCGCACTGATTGACGAGAGCGGCGCGCTTGTGACCGACGACAGCGGAAGCGCGATAGGGACGCAATGAACCGATTACTCGCCATTCTTTTCTTGTCCACGCTGCCAGGATTCGGCGCTGGCATCACGACGAACAGCATGCGGAATTACCCGCAGGCGTTCTACCGTCCAACAAATTACCTTCTTGGGGTAACGGACACGGGCACGGGGTTCGTGACCAAGCTTTTCTTCGTTGGGTACGCGAACACAAATCTTTCAAGCAACGCGGTCGTTTTCGGCGCGACAAACCGGGTCGAGAGTCGCGGAAGTGTAATTGCGGGAGGAGAGAACAACGCGATTTACGGAAGCGCAGACACTAACTCTTTCGCAACCATCGGCGGCGGTGAATACAACCGCATGGCGGGCAACATCAAACATGCGATCATCGCGACGGGCCTTAGGAATTGGAACACTAACGGCCGATACTCTGGAAGTTTCTCCGCGTGGGATAGCGGCATTGGGCCAAGCATCAATGCGAGTAATTGCTTCATTGGTGGCGGCTACTCGAACTTTGTCAACGCATGGAACAGCACGATTGCGGGCGGATATTTCAATTTCATACGCGAGGGGCCAGCCAACGACTTCGTTGCTAACTTCATCGGCGGCGGAGGCTTCCATAATCTTACGGGCAGTTACTCTGTCATTGCCGGCGGATCTCAGAACACCATCGCGACAAACGGCACGCTGGGCGTTATAGGCGGGGAAGGATGTTTCATCGGCGCCGGTCGCGGAAATGTCGCTTGGGGCAATCGAAACTTCATCGGCAGCGGCTTGAACAATCGGACAACCAACGACGCCGCGTATGGGTTCATTGGGAGCGGCGTAGCTAACTATATCGACACGTCAGCGTATTCCGCGATCGTGGACGGGCTTGGGAACGGTATTGACGTGAACGCCGATAATAGCTTCATCGGCGGCGGCAACCTGAACCGCATTGGCCAGTTCGCCGCATACTGTTCCATCACGGGCGGACAAAATAACAAAATCGAGGACTTCAACATCGGTTCTAGCATTGCGGGAAACAACATCACAAATGCAACGCAGTACTCGCATGAATTCGGGGGCAGCGTCAACGGCACGAAGTCACGGGGCGACGACGAGGGTTTTGCAATGCTCGGCTCAATGACCGTCGCCGTCACCAACAAGACGACGACCTATACCGCGACCACGCGCGACCACGTCATTCTTTGTAGCGCGAGCGGCGGCGCTTATGCCGTCACGTTGCCGGCGGCGAGCGCGCGCAAGGGCTTAATGCTTCACATCAAAAAGACGGACGCGACCGGAAACGCCGTCACCGTCACACGCGCGGGCTCAGACACCATTCAGGGCAGCACAACCGTAAGCCTCGCCAGCCAATATTCGGCGGTCACGATTTATAGCGACGGTTCAGCCACTTGGTACAAGTACGCAGCCAATCAATGAAATGGCCGACTCACTCAGACAAAAGCTCGTCGACGCCCTGCTTGCGCGGCTGCGGACGATCCTTGTCTCGGGCGGGTACGAAACGAACCTTGGCCGTAACGTCATGGAGTGGCGCAACCTGGAAACTAACCCTTGGAAAGAAACCGACTTTATCGCGGAGGCTGACCAATCCGCAATCAACGTCAAAGACAAGTCCGAGCCGGGCGACAATTCCACGATACAGGGGCGACATCTCAAAACCCTGCAATTCGAACTCGAACTTGCGACCAACAAAGCCGTTGTCTCGGCGTCGGACGCCACGCTCAGTGTCGCGCATCAGCTCCGGAAGCTTCTCGCCGACGTTGAAAAATCACTTCAGGGATACCAAGGGGTTTCCGCATGGATAACTACCCCACGCATTCACATTATTTCGGCTATATCCGTCAGCGATATTCACGTTTCGGAGGTTGGAAACGTGCTCGGCTATGCGGCAATGGCGTTCTCCATGGAATACACGACGAGACCATCTGACCCATACAACCAATGAAAATCACTTACACAGGCGGCATGCCAGGCGGGACACTGAAAGACCCCCACACGGGCGCGCTTTACGATTTTACCCGCGGCGAACCCATCGACGTGCCCGACGCTTTCGCGAAGCTCGCGCTAGAAAACCCGGATTGGAAGTCCGCGACCACAAAGAAAGAGAGTAAACTGCCATGAGTCAGGCTTTAGGCTTTAACGGATACGTCGGCATCGGTGAAGAGGGCACGTACGGGACCGCCGTCACGCCGACCGTCTTCCCTGAGATCGAATCGGAAAACCTGAAGGGCAAGCGCATTCCGATGATGACGAAGACCCTCGGGACGCTCTCGCGCCGGCGAACCGTCAAGAGCAAGGCCGAGGTCAGCGGCGGATTCAAATTTCCGCTGGTCTGGAATGGCCTTGAAAAGATTCTAAAGCACGTCTTCGGCGCGTCGTCCTTCTCAACCTCGGGCGGCGGGCCGAACTACACGCACGACGTTACCCTCAAGGCCGCGTTGCTCACGGGCCTTACCCTGGTCGCGAACCGTGACGCCGCCAACCTCGGCGCGGGCACGATGTTCCGCTATAAGGGTTGCCACATAAACAAGCTGACACTTTCGCAGGAAATCGAAACGCCGGTCATGGCCGAAGTGGAAATCGTCGGCTCTGACTTCGATAATACGACCATCGTTGCCGCGACCTTCCCGACGTGGGATCCCATCGAATACGGCCAGATGACGCTTGCGCAAATGCACGTTGCGGGCGCAACTGATTTGCTTATTCGCAAGTGGTCTCTCTCAATCGATAACAAACTCGAAAGCATTTACCGGCTGACGGATTATAAGTCTAAGGGCGTCAACCGCATCGACCACCGTGAAGTGAGTTTCGAGGCGGACATCGAGCTACAAGACCTCGTTGTCTACGCGAAGCTGCGGGACGCGCTCACGGACGACTTCAAGTTCAAATGGGTGAAGGACGCCAACACCGAAATGACGCTGACCCTGCCGAAAGCCTTCCTCGACGGGGACGAACCGGAAACCGGCGGGCCAGGGCCGTATTACTTCTCGATCAAAGGGCAGGCGTTAATGAACGCCGCCGACAATGACGAACTGACCCTGCAACTGAAAAACCAGACGGCCGGGCCGATTTGAACCATGCACGTTGATTCTACGATTGCACTCGGAACAATCCTACACGCCCTCGTCATCATTACGGCTATGGCAGTGGGTTGGGGCAGTCTGCGCGCCCAACTGAAAGAGATCACGCGCCGCCTCGGGTGCGCTGAAGACACCGTTGACGAGCACGGGAAGGGACAGCAGAGCATTTCTGAGCGCCTTCGCAGCGTTGAGAAAGACGTTGAGTGGATTAAGCGGGAATTGCAGAAGAACAAATGAAACTGCAACTGCATCCCGCCGCCGTCGCCGCGATTTACATACTGACGCAGGTCTGTTTCGAGCTGGCGAAGGAGTTCAACACGATCGGCGCGGCCAACCTTCGGAAATACGACGGCTACGATTGGCTGATTCTTGCGATCTCAACAGCGGCCACGGTCGGCTTGATTATGAAAGCTTTCATCGACCCCACTGTTCACAACTACAAAAACGGAAAGGAAAATGGACATGCAAAAGAAACTAATAACGTTGGCCCTGTTGGCGGCAGTTAGCCTGCTGGTCGGCTGCGCCGAGGTCCAAAGGTTCGCGAATAAAGGCTTCAACCTCGCCGCGACGGTTGGGACGAACACTGTCGGCCTGCTGGACTTTTCGAAGCCGCTTGTGCCTGACCCCACGCAACCCAATGACCCGACGGCCGTCGTTGTGAACCCTGCCATTGTGAGCGCCGCGCAAACCGCAGCAACAACCTTTGGCGGGCCGTACGGCGTCCCAATCTCCGCGACCCTGGGCGTTGTTGCCGGTGTCGCTGGCATGTGGCTGACCGCATCGCGCCGCCGCAAGGCCGCCAAGCCATGAGCTACCGCGACCGCAA